CCCTAGCTATTCTCTCAATGTCTGGTCTTAAATCTAGAGCACTACTTACTAATAGGTCTATCTTAATCATTTCATTAGACATAGTTCTTGCTCTATTCTCTAATGACTTACAAAACATTGTAAGAGTCTCAATTTGTTTGACCGAGCCGGACAATATTTGTTTAATTATTATGAATATGAAGTAGCCACTGATTGCAGCACTCGCAATAGGCATACCAACTTCATCAATAATTTTAAACAATTCGTTCATACAACTATTTATACTAGTTGTTTACTCGAAATGAACAGAAACCCCACATCCACACGCCATTGCAACGTTAGGATTAGCAAATTTAAATGATTGATTTAGTCCTTCTGAGACGAAGTCTAAGGTAGAACCTTCAATGTAAGGTTGTGAAGTAGGATCTATTACAATTATGAACTTACCGAAGTCAAGAATATGATCGTCATCTTCTAGTTTATTTGCAAATTCTAAAACGTATTCATACCCACCACAGCCTCCACCAGTAATACCAACTCTGATTGCAGGGTCAAGCATTTCTATGGATTCTTTTAAAATATGTGTTATTGCGTTATTCGTTAACTCGAGCATCATCAACCTCTGGAGGGTTATTATGACCAATCAATGAATGGTCTAAGATTGGATGTTTATAATCTTCTGATTGTTTAGACTCGTAATCTACCATAGCTTGTTTGATGGCATCTTCTGCTAATACACTACAGTGCAACTTAATTGGTGGTAGTTGTAATGCATCTGCAATGTCTTTGTCTTTGATTAGCTTTGCTTCTTCAATAGTCTTACCCATCATCAAGTCAACGAACAACGAAGAAGATGCAATAGCACTTCCACATCCGTAAGTCTTGAATTTTACATCGACAATCTTTTCGTCATCATCGAGTAATAGTTGTAGTTGCATTACATCACCACACGCAGGAGCTCCTGCAAGTCCTGTTGCAACCTTGGGATTGTTTCTATCCAGTGAACCGACAGCGTGCTTATGTGGGTTCGCGAGAACGGCTTCGAACCGTTGTACTACTTCCTTTGAATAAGCCATTTTTTATCTTCTAGTAAGTTACGCCAACCGCTAAAGTTGTTGCAGCACCTGTAAGTGTATCACTACCGGTTTTAGCAATATAAGCTACTGCATTACCTGCTAAAGTTACAGTTGCAATCGTTGTTCCACCTGCATTCTTCTGCGTGATTAATTGAACAGATGTTTTATTGTTCAACACTCTTACTAATTTGGCAAAGCCTACATTAGATGCTGTGGCTATAGCAGCCTCAGATCCTTGTAAATTTAATGTTTTCATTTTTATTTCCTCTTAAATTGATATTTATACATTTTCGAGCCTACTCATCAATCTTTCTGCTCTGTTTGTAACCTGTTGATGCCATCTAGAATCTCTTCCTTCGAAGGCCGCCTGTTTCCAATCTCCACTTTGTAAAGCAAGATTGTGATTTTTAAATTTTGATAATCTGGTGTATCCCATATTAAACATCATATTTGCTACGATCTGTTTAACTTCTTGGGGATATCCATCCCATGCTTCGTGTAGTTTAATACAATCACCTAAGACACTCTGAACATCATGTTCAAAAAGTTCTACACATCTTTCTTCGGTAATCGCTGTGCCTACTTCACCGCCATGCTCACCGTCGGTCTCTAAGATCAAATGACCAATACCTACTGTAGGATATCCCAAGTGATCAAGATAAATCTCGTTTACCTTGCCTTCATCGATTGTTAATTGTTCTCTTAATTGATCTACATCAATATCGTTATTTTTACTACCAAACATTATTCTGGTTCTCCTATTGTCCCTGCATCATCAGGCCATCCAAACGGTCCGAAGTAATATAAGGGTGTGTTGTTATCAGCGATTTTTTCAGCGGTATGACCACCTTCCATTACCCAACCTGCGGTATCGCCTCTTATTATGTAAGCTTTTTGGACACTTCCAGTTGGAGATCCAAACCATCTCTTACAACCGCCGTCATCACAAACACCATTCATATCAGATATTGTATCTTTAGTTGGTACTTTTGCAAGTTGATCGGCAAATCCATCTACGTTATATAACAGATCTACCCAAGCAGTTGATCCATCTGGATCTGTTAAATTCATATTCATCATAGCCACACAAGTATCTTTATTGTAATCAGTTTTGATGGCTGTAATAGTATCTATTTCTTCCATTCCGCACCTAGCGAAGGCACGTATACTAATTGTGTTACCATTGCTTTTGACCACATGAAAAAATCCTGGTCCAACGATAATAGAATTGACGTAGTCTTTTAAGAATAATAAAGCTTCATGTGACTCAGTAGTTGAATTCGCTGCGCTATTATCTTGTATATGTTTAACTATCGCTGGTTCCTGGAATCCAAGCCATGACTTGTTATTCCACATTCTCCATTGGTTTTCTTCCCATAAGGTTGTCCATACATCATCAGGCACTCTGCCGTGATGATAGTACTCATGAGTTATATTTGAAAATGTAGCCATCTTATGCCCCTAGTGCGAATTTCATTATTATTGTAGCTTCTTCACCACTTGAAGTGTGGCCTCCAGATGCTGATACTTTTATAGATCTAGTTGCATTGGGAGTCCAGCCATTTCCTTTAAATCCTACACTAGCTGTTTCTTCATATGACCCTAAAGCAATATGATAACTTATCTGAGAACCAGCTCCGGATTTCATGTATCTTGAGGTTCCAGCTGAAGTTCCAGCAACAGAGTTTGATGCATATGATGCAAACGGTGTTAAATTCGCCATGACTACAACCTCTCCCTGGCCCCATGCTGCTCCCATTGTGTAACTATCTGTTCCATAATCGTTATGTTGTCTTGCAATAACAGTTGTATTAACACCCTTTCCAGAGGTATTGGTAGTGGATGTTCCTGGAGATCTAATAATTCCTGTAAGTATGTTGTGCGCACCAGAAGAATAGTTTAATCTATGGGCACAAAATCTTTCTCCACCTTTGCAAACCCTGGCAAATGTTACTACCCAACCATCGGCCGCGTTATTACCATTGTAGTATTCGAATGCAAAAGATCCTATTAATGGTGCACTTGTATTGTGCTGGGCAGATGATTGATTCCATGCTGGATACATGTATGAAGAAGGTGTTCCGCCCGAACTAGTAAATGCCATAAAGAACATAATATCGCCAGGAGCTGCATGAGTCTGTAAGTCTTCATAGTTCCAGGCATTTGGAGCTCTTTGAGCATTAGCCAATGCATACATAGGGTTATTACTATTTATTGCTAATGCCGATGCTCCCATACCACTTTCATAAGATTGAACTTCTTGACCGGATTTAAAATTACCTACACCTGTCAAATTTGCTGTGGCTCCTGAATCATCGGCTGATGGGTTAACACTTGTTGAATTGGCGTTACTTGTAACAGCAAATGGCATATTACCTATACCACGTAAATTACCCATGCTGATATTACTATTAGAGGTTACCTGTTTGGTTTTAGCTGGAGAACTATTTGTGCTATAAGACGTAACTAAACTATTCCAGACAGCGCCAGTTGCGTGGAATGGTAATTCGTTATTACTTGTAAACGCAGTTGCTGTATTGTTTCCTGGAGCTCTGACACCATCGTAATTGTTAGAGCCTCTTTTATATTTACTAAGGCTTACTTCACCACTATCATTCTGAAACTCAGCTCTTAGCGCTGCAGCACGAACGTTATTGACGTTATGGGACATTGGCATTACTTTATAATCTCCGATATATGATCTTCGAATTCTTCGATTTTCTGTGTTCTATTAGGCCAAAGAATATAATCTTTCTCTGGGTTCTTTTTTAAATTTGATAACAAAGGTAATATAGCATTATATAATTTATTTAATTTATCTTCAGCTGCAACTTGGCCTGATGCGGATTCCGCACTGAGTTTGTTTACAGTTTGTACCGCCTCTAGTTCACTTTCATCTACCGCAGTGAAACCAAAGTCAAAATCTAATAAATCGTTTGACATGTTTATTCCTCTATTAATCTATTTATACTATTATACTTCTCTTCTTTAGGTAATTTCTTTTTTTTATCGCTATGTACTCGAGTAATAGAATGATCTGGTTGTGCTTTACGTGCTTTTATTTCTGGCTTCTTCTTCCCAAAAGCTAGCTCCCAACCATCAGCGAATTTGTTTTGGTCGTTTCCTCTAGGTTTATCACCCTTTCCGCCATGCCATTGTTTATTACTCATTTGCTAATAATCTCTGTGTGTCTTTCCAGCTTGTAACTGCAAACACGTGTTCTTGTTTTAGTTTTACTGCTAAAGGATAATCATTTCCTGCAGGGTCAACTCTGTCGCCATAAAATTTAATTGAGTCTATGTCGAAGTCTTTTAATATTTGAGACTTATCTCGTCCTTTTTGAAATATGTCTATACCTGTCTCTCCGCCTACTTTTGCACTTAGCTCTGGGAAACGTGTATTAAACCTTTCAGCAATAGCAGATCTTTCCATTACTTGCTTATCGTACTCATAGTAATCTGCTCGTTGTTGCTTGTTTGCATATCTACCTACAACACTAAAGTTAACCATACCGGGTCTGTCTTCTATGTGTAAGCCTGTTTGTGTTTTCCATCCGCTATTATCTAATTCGTTTGTTAAAAAGAAACCGGCTTCAGCTGGTAATGACCAGGCATTGCGACTAAGTTGTTTATCTCTAGCATACACATCATTGCCACTACAGTTATAAACTCTATCACAACTGTTATAAACTTCATCGCCTAGTTGTTCTAATGTCTTCGGTCTATCACTGCCTGTTACTAAACTTACATTATGTGTTCTAGCAAACTCTAAAAACTGTTTCTTAAACTCAGCATCTATTTTTCCTCTACTAGGAGTTAGTGTGCCGTCTACGTCAAAGATATAATTCTTACTCATTGGATCCATCCTAATAGTATATTAAACATTATTAAATATACACATAGTAGATTTGACAAAACAATGAATGTACGGATATATGAGATTCTATTCTCATTGTTGACATCATAACCATCTTCTTCATCAAAAGATCCTAGTGCATGTTTCCATACTGTCCATAACTTTTTCATCACCCAAATAAACCCCAACCATGGTTAGCCCATGCATTAAGTATGATAAACCAACATGTTGCCATGTGTGTTATCCACCATACTGTTCTGATTACTGCAATAGAATCAGCTTGTGTATCAGTATCTCCGACTTTTTCGCCAAGAGATTTTGCCCATATTCTCCAAATTTTACTAAACATTATACATCGTATACTTTAAAGTAATTTCCTGTCCTGGCAAAATTGTCTCAACGGCAATTAAATTGACTACACTGTATCCTGCTAGTGATGACAAAGGCCTTCGTTGGATAGTCATGCAATTAGGTTCTTCAGAATGATTAACAAATCCACCCAATGGTGTTCTAATCCATTCATCTTCTACTAATATTCTTATCATTCCTAAGAATTTTCCGGGCGCGATAGTCTCTACTGCGAATAGACCTAAGCCATGAATTGCGCTATTGCCTATAGTGACGCTATTGGGTAGCGGGCGATACGTACTCAATTGATATTCCTCTTCTCACTAGTTCATTACGACATTTTTGTTTTGTTCTGGCTGCGCCGTTATTGTTATTGATATAATCAAATAACTCTTGCTTAGGCATTCCTTTCATCCAGAAGTTAGTTGTTGTTGTCTTGTTAGTTCCTTTTACTCGTACCGTTTGTGACGGTTTAAATTTAATTGGCATAATATTATTTCATTGTTTGTATGGTACCATCATTCTTAACTCTGTAAGCTTCGAAGGCAACATCTGAATAAGCATCCTTTAATGATAATAAAGCTTTTAAGTTACTTACATCGTCATCAAACAATCTTATTCTTTTATATAATCCAGTATCTAGATATTTTCTAAACACCACCTCTTTGTTTTTAGCTGCGGAATCTAATCCGATATTACCAGCTCTTTCGATATAGACATTGTCCATATCTAGTCCTTGCTTTTTAAAAGTATCAACGAATAATTTCTTATCGTCCATATCTCCTCGAGCAGTAACTACGATTACCTTCGATCCAGATTTAACTGAATTATTAATAATAGCCTTTGCCTTAGTAATCATTTTAGCAATAGGCGTCGATGTTCTATTAAAAATCTTTGCTGATTTAAATTGACCATAATCATATGATTCACCAGCTTCTAAACTATGTGTATTATATTCTATATTGGTTAACACTGATACTTTCTTTCCATCTTTCATAACTGTGATTTTAGCTTTAGTACGAAATAAGGTTTCGTCAATATCAAATATAGTTAACCCTTTGCCCTTTTGAGCTTCAAGTATATAATTTAATAGTTGTCTTTTCACTATTTAAACGATCGTAAGTTGTTTAGTTTATCTTGCGCAGTTGCAAGTTTTTCTAACACTTCTTCAATTGTTGCAATCGTATCAGGATGTTCTGCCACACCGACGTGTGAACCTAATAAGATTTTAATGTTAACCTGATGTGTTGCAATCTCACCCTTGAGTTTAAGTTCCAACGCTTTTAAGATGTCATCTCTAAAATTTGACATATTTTTATCTCCCGAAAAGTTTTTCTTTTTTATATTCGTTAATAGTATTTATAAGCGATTTAGTCCAATTGTCTCTATCTTCGACAAATACTTGTGGTCCTTCATCACCTGCAATACAAACAACCAATTTCTTGATTGGCATTCCAGTTCTTTCTTCCCACATAACAGCATAAGCTGCGCATTGCATAAAGTAACCACTAATCCATTCTACCTTTTTTAGCTTCTTAGATGTCTTATAATCTATGATAGCATCAACACCTTCCCACTGTCCTACGCAATCAACTCTACCCGCAACACCTAAGTGTTTAGAATATAATGGAGCTTCTTGTGCATATACTTTCGTTAAACATTTATCTAACGTTGGTTGTATATCCTTAAAGGTTTGTATGTTATGTGGCATTTCGCCTTCAAGATAGTCAGGGTCATTATTCACATATTTTTCCAATAGATTGTGAACTATCGTTCCACGACCAGATGCTCTAGAACTAATACGATTAGCTTCCTCTTCGCCTACTCTTGCTCTCCATTTCTGAATAGCTTCTCTACTTAATATCGAGAGAACAGTAGTAATAGAAGGATAACTATTACCGGCTGGGTCACGGTAAGTTCTACCAGACTTAGCAGTAACTGCAGTGAGATCATTATATCCGAGATCAATTGGTTCATGTTTAAACATCCGTAATAACAGCCTTGATATGATCGTCATTTACAATAACAGCACCTTGGCCTTCATGGTTAATAGGCATTGATTTAGACCAATCTAAATATACTCTATCTCCAGGTTTAATGCTCTTGATGTCGACACCAGGACCTATACCTAGAACTAATCCTGGCTTATGGCTCTTGTCTAATACTGCATCATTCGATAATATAATACCACCGGCAGTTGTTTGTTCTTTAGCAACTTCAGCTACTAACACATAGTTTTTTAATAATTTCATTTTGTTTTAATATTTCCTCTTAGTCGTGGTGGCATTCCACTTTGAATTCTTTGCTGGACTTCCTTCCAACCGTCGCCTGCTTTTTTTAATACGTCGCCGTCTTGTCGTGTATTCATAACGGGTGCACTAATTTGTTGTTGTAGGTCTGGATTATCTGCTTTAAACTTATCGAGTTCTTTCCAACTCATAGTATATTCAGTAATTTCACCAGACTTCAAATGTATAAAATCGTATCTAGGCATTAAACCACTCCGGTACTTCTCGTTTTGTCCACGCCATATTAAATCTTTCTCTCTTTGTTTTATAGAATGCTCTGTAAGATTCCACTGGATCTTTAGTTATACATTCCGGGAATGATGCCATTGCTAATTTGAATGGTGTCATATCTGTTATTGTTATATTATTTGGTATGCTTTTCAATGCTACTCTCAGTTTAGTATCTGTTGCATGTATCTTTCCATACCTATATTTATACTCATCACATAAAGCAATAAAATGCTTGTAGTGCCATTCATAGTTAAGACAAGATTCTCTAGTCCATACTGTTGAAGGGTGATTAAAATGACAAGCTTTGTATAAGACATCTTCACGATCGTCGTTAAGTTTCCAATATTGTATCATTGAACCAGACTTAGATGGCCTACGTTCCATAGTACCATCAAGCATTCGATGAACAGTTGATAACATCTGAGCTGATTCAACAATCATTTTGACTACATGTTTATCACACTGTAGTTGAGCAGCTATCACTGGATCATTATCTAGAATAAATATATTCATGCTGCTACCTTGTCTAAATGTTTACAAGAACCTCTGAATTTAAAACCTGGACATGAGCACTTCTTGTTATAAATGGTATAGGTGTTACCCTTACTACCTGTCACAGTTATATAACCCTTCGGCAATTCTTCTGGCCATTCGCCTATGAGTTTAAATTTGCGTCTTGATTTAGAAAACGTTTTGAGTGGAGTTTTAAACATTTTACATGCTTTGCCGGGTGGCATATATCCAATAAGATATCCATGGCTGTTGACATAATAGTCGCCATTGGCAATAGTTAGATCGCCCCAATCGGTTATTTCTCGTAGTATTTGTATCATAATATAATCCTTGTCATAATAGTATATTATAACACAGTTTCATGTGAATGTACACCTTTATTTACATTTATATGTGCATAAAAGTGTAAGATTGATGCATTTATACGTACATATAAATGTAAAAAAATGGGACACCGGCCGATATCCCATTCTCGTGTTCTCTAGCCTGATTGACCCTCCTTAAACTTACTGTTAAAATTAATAACGAAGTTAGATAAGATCACCTCCTTTAGTCCTGAGTTGTACTTTCCTCATCTACCGGTTTCACTTTAGTAGATTTAGCCCTTGTAGCCTTCGGCTTCACAAGGAGATTAGGAAAGACTTCAGAAACCAACTTAGTAGTGATTCCTTTATATTTACCCATAAGTTTTTTCTCCTTCATAGCAATTACCAGCTCTGCTTCGTCTGGATGTAAAGATTCTAAAACATCTATAAACATCTTTTCTCTGCGACCTGCTGGCATTTGTTCGCCAATGCCGCCTTTGAAAAAATACTTAAATCGTGGCGACATCCTATGCAGATTGCTTGGTTCATACCCCTTAGGAGCATCATCTTTCTGGTATGGCGGTACGCCTTTTGGTAATATAAACTGAATAGACTCGTCTAAGGTTCCTTTAAGAATATTTCTTAAGGGACGAGAATTCATTTTTTTAAGGTATGCTACCTTTTCTTTTTGAGTCTTTAAGCTACATGCTTTAGCTAAGATCTCGGATATCATTTTTTCAGCCATTGTAAAATTCCTCCACTGATTCAATCAAGTTGTTACATCTTTTCTTAATAAGATAATTAAGTACTTTCATTTTCATCGGCACTTTTTGCCCATTAAATTCATTTACTATAGTATTATATATATCTTCTGGAATCTTAGTGAGATCAATCAGTGTAGTATTCCTTTGAAAATTACGTTTAATTTCATCTGGCATTATGCTAGGATCTTCAATCCATGTGTCTATAAGGGTTTGTCTTAATGGTGATTGCTTAATACCTTCGACTAAACATGAATCAGATGATAAGATGTTTGGTATACCATCACCTTTATCTCCTCTGCATATGTGTTCAAATA